ATAGACCAACTTGCGAGAGCAAAACTTGGTCTAGGACAGAATAATCCTGATGGTCACTGGTTGATTCAGAATGGATTTGATGTTGATAAGTTTTGGAATCGTCCGTGGGAGTCGTGTCAAGAACTGACCGAACTATACAAGAATATGATTCCAGAGGGACATGATTGGATTGGGGTTGACCCATACGATTTGTTCCATAATGATGAAGAGTGGTCAGAGAATGTTCTCTATACCATTATAAATTATTTAGGACTGGATGACTCTTTATTTGATGAATGGTCGGTAAAAATAGAAAAATATCGAATAAAGAACAAACAACTTATAAATAGAACTATAGTTTAATGGGAAGACATGGCTAAGGAAACACAATTAGAACGCCTCGCAAGGATTGAGACAGAATCCTCTGTAAGATTTGACCGTCTTGAAGATAAGATAGACAAACTTGCGGATGCATTGATTTCTCTTGCTCGTGTGGAAGAGAAATTATCTAATCTTGAAAGTAATAATCAGAATAATTTCGAGCGCATGAATAAATTTTCTAAGAAACTAGACGAGATTGAGAAAAAGGTAGACGATAATGCTCGAACCGTCTCAATCATTAACAAGGTAGTATACCTTATCAGTGCAGCGATAATCGCTGGTCTGGTTAAATTTATGTGGATGTAAACGGAGATAACAATGAGAACATCAGATATGAAAAGATTGGGTGAAGCGTGGGCATCCGTGACATCCAAGAAACAACAAGGTTACACAGAAGAAGAAATTCGTGAACTGTGTCATTCAAAAGACCACAACTGTGCAATCACAGTCAACCACCCTGAATGGGGTCTTGGAAAACCTGTCTATGAATCACACGCGATTCCTACAGACGATGGTTTTGTTGAGTGGTATGATGTCCAGTTCAAACATGGTATCGAGGAACGTGTCCCTGTCGCCGACATGGAAGTCATCGAAGAATCCAGTCATACGAAGAAAGATAAAAAGAAAACTGATGAAGGTAATGCCTTCACAGCAGCATTGCAAGCCGCCAAAGAAAAAGGTGATGATACATTTGTTGTTGCCGGTAAAAAATATGATGTGAAAACAGAAGAAGCAAGACTTGCAAAAGAAGACGCTTCTAATGATAAGTCAGATGACGGTGATGGTCTTGATAAGGCCGACCCAAAGGCTGCTAAGAAGAAATTCAAAGACCGTAAAGACAAAGACATCGACAATGATGGCGATGTTGATGACTCTGATGAATTCTTACACAAACGCCGTAAAGCAATCGGTAAAGCGATGGCAAAAGATGAAGAAAACGGCGAAGAAGAGAATGGTGGCGAAGAAGACGGCGAAGAAAAGAAAGATATGCCAAAGGTCGCTGGTAAAAAAGATGACAAGAAGAAAGTTGCATCTAACGCCAAGACTGCGGAAATCAGTAAAATCGGTGAGTCAACTGAACAGTTGATTGCGATGCTTGAGACTGCTGCAAAACAACAGAAGTCCAATGCCACCAAACCAGAAGGTATGATGGACAAGGAATCTGGAAAGTCTAAAGAATTTGCGAATGCTCATAACAAGTCTGACAAGAAAATGGAAGACGATGTAGAAGACGCTAAAGACAAGACTACCAAAGCTGGTCAAGCAACCAAACCAAAATCTGGTAAACGCCCACAGGACAATGCATCAGGTGATACAAATGTTGTGAAGTCAACCGAAGCGCCTGTCAAAGAAGATACCGCTGATGAACTTGTAGCAAAAGCACAAGACATAATCTCTGGTAAGACAATGAGTGAAATTGCTGAACTGGGTCAAAAAGAAAAGAATCCACATGATGCAAGAACAAGAGAAGCAAGAAAGTTTCTCGAAAGAATGGCAAAACGCCGTGGTTATGTAAAATAAGGATGATAAAGATGACAATTAAAGCCCCTGCTTGGTGTGAAAACGCTATCCCTACTGCCCGTGGATGGGAAGACCCTGACACTGGTGAATTGTATGCATCTGGTGGTTTCACCCAAGAACAGATTGATGAGTTCTTTGGTGTTACACCAGTTGTAGAACAAGTTGAAGTCCCTGTGGAAGTTCAGACATTGACCGAAGCACCTGTTGGTGATAAGTCACTTGATGATATGTCAAAGGTTGAACTTGAAGCATTGGGTCGCCAACATGGCGTAGAACTTGACCGCCGTAAAAAGAAGTCAACCCTTGTTGAAAGAATGACTGGCATACTGAAAGACTAGATAGAGGTAATATACCCTCTGTTTGGATTTTTCATAATGCAATTAACAAAAGATAATTTAATAGTATACGCTGCGAAGCACTATTATAATCCTAAATGTATCGACAGTGAGGAGTTTTTTGAGGACTTAAAAAGATTTAAGTATATCAAAAGACTTCTCAATCGATACAAAACTACAGGTGAGTTGTCTGAAAGACTCATCATTAATCATCTCATAGTAATTTTCAACGTATTTGGTCATGAGGCAGGACTAGACATCCTCGAACTCAAGATTGAACTCGACCATTGGGAAACACTCAAACCATTTCTTATCTTTCTCAAGGCAATCAAAAACGATATGTATACCAATATTGAAATGGATAAATTAGTCATTGAAAGACTTCGAAACATATAAATAGAACTATGGGTATATTAAAGTCAGCAGCAGACCTCGTTTATACGATTCGATTCCTGAAACTTCTCGTAACACCATTCGAGAAGATGGGTGCGTATAAGGCAGGCATCATCGATGCAGATGGTAAGAAGAATCCAGACTTCAACACTTTGAAGACTGATGACCGTGAGGCATATAGAACACACTATACTCCCTTCATCAGACTTGTTATCAATCTAAAAAGAATAATGGCAAAGGCGCCAGGCGGTCAATCTGTCATTGCACGTTATGGTGCAGCACTCGCACTCATACGAGAACATGGTGAATTATCAGATGATAGAGTGATGCAAATTCACGAAGAAACGGGGATTGATATTCTAGATGTTCTGGTTGAGGACTCCCAGTGGTTTGTGATTGATAATAATGAACTATCGCCAGGCATATACCGAATGAGATACGATACACTAACTGTTCAATGTGAAGATGTCGTAAAGAAGGATGATAAGATTCGTGTTGTTGAGACCGATGCATCTCCGATTGATGAAATTTTAGGTATCAACATATACAAGGGTATCCACGAAAACTCTAAACAGTGGGTATACTTTTCGACAGGGGAGATTACCCGATGAAGAGTTTTAGAGAATTTATGGGCACATCTGCGGTTGCGGGTGCGGGAGAAAATCCAGAAAAGATTGTCCCTGTCCATATGAAAAAGAAAAAGAAGAAGGATATTGAAGTCCTCAAAAGATTTATAGATAAACGTGAAGAAAGTAAAACATATTGGAGTAAATAATGTTAAGTGGATTATTAGGTAGTGTGTTAGGGTTTGGTGGTTCGGTTGTCCCTGCTATCACAGACCATTTCAAACAAAAAGGTCAACAGAAGTTTGAACTAGAAAAAATGAAAACTATGGCAGAACTGCGTAAAGCAGGGTTCGACCATGAGTTAAGGGCATGGGAAGCACAGGCCGCAGATAATGAACATGATAGGTTAATTCAACATGATATCTCTATTAATCAAGGCACAGGGTTTATTGCTGGTTTACAGAAGTCAGTTCGCCCTATTATCACATACTGTTTTTTTGGGTTGTTTGCTGTTATTGAGATAACACTCCTAATGGAGGCATTAGAGAAGGGAACAGACTTCGCTGATGCAATTAATATTCTCTGGGATGACGATACAAAAGCAATCTTCGCTGCCATTATCTCGTTCTGGTTTGGTTCTCGTGCGATTGATAAGGCTCGTAGATAATGAATAAAATATTCTTAGTTTTATTAACAACACTGGTTACTGCTTGTGTTGTTTGGTCAGGGCCTGCATTCGGTAAGAACTATATCAAACTTGGTTACAAAGTAGAAGATAGTAATACCAAGAGTTTCAATCTACATCAAAAGTTTATATGGGAGCCTGAAGGTAAAGACTTTCAGATTGAAACTGAAACCAATGTCTATAAAACTTCAGTGAATGGTGAAGACCTTACTGACCGCGCAGATGGTGAGTATGAGTTTATTCTTAATTTCACACCAAGACATTATGGTATTGCAAACTTTGGTTTTAACTACAATGCCAATCGTTTGATGGCAGAGTTCCGGCCGCATACAGGTGTGGGATGGGGATATAAGTTCTTCCGCAACGATAAATGGAAGATGTCTCATGAGTTCACCATCACACAGATGGGAACTGAGGACTATACAGAACTCGTTTGGCGAAACTCTACTTGGATTAGATACAAACACCCTGACTCTCCTATCAGTATCACTAACAAGTATTTGTGGGAAAATGGTGACTATCATGAGTTGACCAAGAATCAGTTCAGTATCGATTACCATGTCAGTAAGAATTTAATGTTCTCTCTCAACGACCTTTATATCAGCGATGATTCCGAAGAAGAATATAGTGTGACCTATATTTCACTTGGTTACAATTTTTGATAAAAAAAGTTTGACTTTTCCGCCCATTTAGGGTATAATACTATAATCTGAAAACTCGTCTGGGTATAGATATAACTATCCCCAAACAAAACCTTTGACTCTAAGGACACCCTCAATGCCCGTAAAGATTGACCGAAACAAAGATGACATCCTTGCAGAATACGCTGTCGGAATGTTAAAAGATTTCTACCTACTAGATTATGAAGATTCACCACAGGAAGGTTTTGCAAGAGCAGCAAGGGCGTGGTCAAAATATAGAGAGGAAATAGATGATGCACTCGCACAACGTCTATATGATTATGTTAGTAATAAGCATTTTATGTTTGCTAGTCCAGTATTATCTAACGCTCCCAACGGAAAGAAAAAAGACAAAGGGATGCCTATCTCTTGTTTCCTCACATATGTCCCCGATACTCTTGAGGGTCTTATTAGCCATTCTAGTGAGCTTCGGTGGCTTTCTGTTTACGGTGGCGGTGTTGGCGGACATTGGTCTAGTGTGCGAACGGTCAGTGACATTGCGCCAGGGCCAATCCCATTTCTGCATACGGTAGATGCAGACATGATTGCTTACCGTCAGGGTAAGACACGCAAGGGTTCTTATGCCGCATATATGGATATCTCACATCCTGACGTTGTAGAATTTATGAACATGAGAATTCCTACAGGTGATGTGCAAAGAAAGGCGTTGAACCTTCATAACGCTATAAATATAACTGATGAGTTCATGGAGTGTGTCAGAGAAGACAAAGACTTTGACCTTCGTGACCCAAAGAATAGTGAAGTAAAAGAAACAGTTAATGCTCGTAAGTTGTGGGAACGTCTCCTTGAGATTCGTTTTCGAACAGGTGAACCTTATCTTAACTTCATAGATACGGCAAACAATGCGTTACCGCAACCGTTAAAAGATAAAGGACTAAAGATTCACGGGTCAAACCTGTGTAATGAGATTCACCTACCAACCAGCGCAGACAGAACTGCGGTGTGTTGCCTGTCATCTCTGAATTTAGAATACTACGATGAATGGAAAGATACAACTATTGTGCGTGACCTTGTTAGGATGCTCGATAATGTCTTGCAATACTTTATCGACAACGCACCCGACACCATTGCCAGAGCAAAATACAGTGCAGCAAGAGAACGGTCAATCGGACTTGGAGCAATGGGATTCCACAGTCTCCTCCAAAAACATGGAGTCGCATGGGAGTCCGAAGCCGCAAGAGAAATCAACCGAACCGTGTTTGACCACATTAAATCAGAAGCAGTTGCAGAAACTGAACTCCTTGCCCAAGAACGTGGTGAATATCCTGATGGCGATGGGTCTGGAAGGCGCAACTCACACTTGCTTGCCATTGCGCCCAACGCAAGTTCAGGAATAATTCTATCAACAAGTCCTTCTATCGAACCGCTGAAGGCAAATGCATATACTCATCGAACTCGTGCGGGTTCATTCTTGGTAAAGAACAAATACCTCGAACAACTGCTTGATGAGAGAAGTGAGAACACCGAATCCACTTGGACATCTATTATTACCAAGAAAGGTTCTGTTCAACATCTACCGTTCCTTACCGAAGGTGAGAAGGCAGTATTCAAGACCGCAGATGAACTTGACCAGATGTGGGTGGTGCAACACTCCGCAGAACGTCAACAGTTTGTTTGTCAAGGTCAATCTGTGAACCTGTTCTTCCCGTCTGGTGCGGATAAGTCTTATGTAAACAAGGTTCACTATAGTGCATGGGCGAAAGGATTGAAAGGTCTCTATTACCTACGCACCGAATCAAAACAACGGGCAGAGAACGTGTCTGAGAAGGTAGAACGTGTCGCACTACAAGGTGATATGCGTTCTATCGTCTATGGTAAGTCCGACTGTCCATTCTGTTCTATGGCAAAGGAAGAACTCCGCTTGAGGGGTATTCCTTTTGATTACATCGACCTGAAAGAGATAGGTAAGACCGCTCGTGAAGTGACAGGCCGAGATGTCAAAACAGTCCCACAGATTTATCTGGAAGGAGAATATGTGGGCGGATATGAAGAACTTATGGAATACCTAAACAAATCATTAGAAACACAAGAAGACGATGAATGTCGTGCTTGCGAGGGATAAAAAAATGTCATTACTAGATTTTTCAAAAACATACCGGCCGTTCCTCTACCCGTGGGCAGTGGAACTATCAAAGAAACACGAAGAGATACACTGGATTGAAGACGAAGCAGAACTGTCCGAAGACGTTCAGGATTGGAAGACTAAACTGAGTGAACCAGAGAAGAACTTTATCACACAGGTTCTCCGTCTGTTTACACAATCAGATGTTCAAGTTGGTGAGAACTACCACGAACTTCTGATTCCAAAGTTCAAGAATAATGAAGTCCGTAATATGTTATCATCGTTTGCGGGTCGAGAAGCAGTTCACCAACGTGCATATGCATTGTTGAATGATACTCTGGGTCTGCCTGATGAGGACTTCCATATGTTCCTCGAATACAAAGAGATGTCCGACAAGATTGACTTCATGAAACAGGGTGACATCAACAGTCATACGGGTCTGGCATTGGCCCTCGCACAGTCTGTATTCAACGAAGGTCTGTCAGTGTTCGCATCGTTTGTGATGTTGTTGAACTTCCAACGGTATGGTAAGATGAAGGGTATGGGAACAATTGTTGAGTGGTCTATTCGTGACGAGACTCTGCATGTTCAGGGTAACGCGAAACTATTCCGTGAGTTCTGTGAAGAACATCCGCGCATCGTGAACGATGAACTGAAATCTAAAATCTATCAGATGGCAAAAGATGTAGTCAAACTCGAAGACCGTTTCATCAAACTTGCTTTTGATGGTATGGAGATGGAAGGTCTGACCGAAGAGGATGTCAAACAATATATCCGTCACATCGCAGACCGTAGACTCCTACAACTTGGTATGAAACCAAAGTTTGGTGTCAAGGATAATCCCCTACCGTGGTTAGACTGGGTATTAAATGGTGCATCGCATGACAACTTCTTCGAGAAACGTGTTACCGAATACTCTGTAAATGGTATGGAAGGTGACTGGGGTTGGGATGAAGTTGCAGCATAATGGACGAATCGTATGAACTCGAATGTGAAGTTTGTGACCATCGAACTGAAGTCCTAGTTTACGATAGCGAGGAAGAGCCCTCATTCTGCCCTATGTGCGGAACACCAATATCATAACCATATATACATTCATGTGGATGTATGAAAATAAAGTATTTGAACCAGTAGACGAATTCCTTGAAGAATATCAGGGGTTCGTCTACTGTATTACAAATCTACAGAACGGTAAAAAGTATATTGGTAAAAAGTTTTTCTGGAAACCCAAAGTGTTACCCAAGACAAAAACCAGAAAGAGAAAAGTGAGGACAAGAGTCCAGTCTGATTGGCAAAGTTACCACGGGTCTTCTGGCGCCGTTCTAGACCTATTAGAACAGGGTGTTTCCTTCAATCGAGAGATACTACGACTTTGTAAGACTAAAGGTGAATGTTCTTACTATGAGGCAAAACTGCAATTTGAAAATGACGTATTGTTAAATGATGACTACTACAATGAATTCATCGGGTGTAAAATACACTCAAGACATCTTAAATCGTGATATAATCAATAGAGAGATTTGGTGGTCTGACCATCAAAACCAACCAGAACCTAGAGAATCACGCGAATATTTTATTCGACTAATCAATAGATGGAAACATCTATTAGAACTTAGTGGTGTAGTAAAAGGCAATCTCGTAACAATTTCACTCCTAAGTGTTGATACTATGCATGTCTCTGCAATCATCGCATGTGCAGAGATGGGTCTAAAGATTATATTGTTAGACAGTCCCGCGACAGAAGAATCTCTTCCATACACCAAACTTGCGCTACATGGGCCATCTGATTTTTATCTACATTTTAGTCATGAGGGTGATGGTGTGTATGGTGGTCTCCACGGTGAGATGATGAGACGATATGGGGGACAATCGATAGATGCGGTAAAACTGCCAGAAATGTCAACTGAAGATACAACGTTTAATTATGAAATTTCTCCTGATGACCCTCTATTGATGAGTTCTACTTCTGGAACAACTAAACCATCTAGACCAGTTTACTTCTCTCATCGAGAAGTTATGACAATCTCCCGTAGGAATGTGGATATATTTAAGTTTGATGAGAACTCAAAGGTTGTTCACTCAAGAAACCTACATCATGCTTCTGCAATGTTGACATCTCTCATTCCATCTCTAATGGTTGCAAATAGACATCTGACTCTTCCAATAAGTCACGATACAAACCTAGATGTGAATGGTGCGAATGAGAGTTCATGGCAGATGATTTATAATGACGAGTTTACTCATGTTATGATAGCAAACGAAAAGTCGTTGAGACTATTTCTCGATAAATTTGATAAACCATTTAAGAAACCCCTGAACATCAATATGTGTGGGTTCACTCTTAATGAGACTTTCGTAGACCTCGCACGAGAATATAATGTGAAGTTTCATTCTCACTACGGGTCTATTGATACTGCAATCCCTTTACTGATAAACTTTGTTGACGAGGATAGTGTGGTCAAAGAAAATGGTCTGGGTGTGTTGGCAGATGACTTCTATCAGTTCGATGGTAAAGAGATTCGGTGTGAACTCTGGGACGAACCACGATATATCGAGGACACGTTATATCTGATTGACGGTCATTTCTTTATCGAACCAAGAGAACTACCCGAAGTTCCAGATGATGTTGACCTAGAACCCTTCTTTCAAGATACGAAGATAAACTTCGAACAACTTCGTGGATATCTAAATGAACGCAATAAGTCGTGAGATTATTCGGAAAGACCTCCTAATCGATGATGTCGATTATGAGAATCTATGTCTTTCTATCAACCAACACAAACGTTTCTTTCTGTCAAAGGGTATGGAGAAGGGTGATGTCGTATGTCTCAACCTTCCGCCTGATGGTGTATCATATATTGCATCCTATATCGCATGTCTTGAACTGGGACTACCACTATTCATATGGGATGACTTTCTCTGGGATATCACAAATGACGAACACATACATGGCGGCGCGAAAGATTTTGTAAAGAGAAGTGATAGGGTCATTGACAATATCACCAACTGGACATCTAAGTTTAATACCAATCGTCATTTCATTCAACATACGATATTTGATGAAGACCTAAACTATGAGTTGTTTCCTTACTGGGCAAAGGCAATGGATGCTCTCAGGGAGACTGGATTTAGACATTCGTATGAGGGTGTAAAGGGTATGCCGACAGATGATATCCAACCGTGGTGGGTCAGTAAAGAAGATGTTGCAATCGTGGTGAACTATAATCTGGATTCGGACGAACCTAAATTCAAAGATGTTACCCATCAAGAACTTCTATCTGGATTGAAAGACTTTCCGAAGGATGAGGTGTTTGGATTCAGCACATCACTTCACCACCATGACATTCTACAAAAAGGTATCCTACCCGCATTGATGAACTCAAAAAGATTGGTGTATCTGTTCACTCCGTCTCCTAAACTATATGGTGAGAGAGTGAAAGTGTTTCTTCGTAGAACAACACGCAAAATGAAACGATACGGTGTCAATGCGATGTATACGGATGGGCCTGATAGTATGAGTAATTTGTTTGAAATAATGGGAGATGATGACTTTCTTGAGACTATCAGGATTATAATTACCGAAGAAAGAGGAGAATTCCACGATTATTGGGAGGCAGAAAAAAATATTATTTTCGAAAAAAGTGCTTGACATATCATGTTCTTTTTGTTATAGTAAGATATAGTTGAGAAAAGGAGAGAAACTATGGCTTATGTAACACAAGAGATGAAAAAAGAGTTGGCGCCTGGCATCAAGGCGGTTCTCAAGAAGTATGGTATGAAAGGTTCTATCAGTATCAACAACTATAGTTCTTTGGTTGTGACCCTGAAAGAAGGGCCTTTGTCTTTTACTGGTGTTGACCGGCGTGGTGAGAATATTTACTACCCTGCTACTGATGGCAATATCCACAGTCAAGTCAATACATACCACGTTGATAAATTTTACACTGGAGAGACTGCTGACTTTCTGAATGAGTTGGTTGCCGCCATGAAAGGTGTAACGAGTCGTGGTGAGTGGTATGACAAGACCGATATCATGACTGACTACTTTGACATCGCATACTATGTAAACGTCAATGTTGGTAAGTTTGATAAAGGTTACATCCAAACGGGTGTGGAGTCGCTCGCCGCATAAATAGGAATACGGGACATCCCCGTTATAAGTGCGAAACCTATCTCTGCGGAGTAGGGAGTAGGGTAAAGGGGGCGGTGTCAGACTGCCCCTTTTATTTTGTGCTTGACAAAAGTTGGAAAATATGTTAGTATACATATGATGAAAGGAATATTGTTATGAAACTAAATCTTGACCCAGAAATTTTGCAGAAGAGGTATGCAATCAAAGGGTTTCTAGAGTCGGCTGAAAATGACCTAGAGAAGGCACAGAAGCGTGGAAACAAGGAATCTGTGGCAACTTATACATATCTTGTAGGTGAATATCAGATAATGTTAGAAGAATTTGATGAATATTACGACCTGTAGAGAACCCTAAAACACTATATAATATATACGGAGAAATAATGGAACTTGAAGTTTTTGAAATTTTTCACCAGTTTTCGCAAATGAAAACTCGAAAAGATAAGATTGCTTTTCTAAAAGAAAAAGGCAATATCCCCGCAGTCAAGGATGTCATTCGCGGTGCATTTGATGACCGACTACAATTCATCCTTCCCGCAGGCAAACCCCCATACACCCCTAATCGACCAGAGAGTGTTCCCTCAACTTTGAGAAAGAAACACCGTGAGTTTGGCGACTATGTGAAAGGCGCTCGTTCTGCACAGTTGAAACAGTTCCAAATCGAAAAACAATTCATTCAAATGTTAGAAGCAATTCATCCAGAAGATGCACTTATCGTTCTGGACATGGTGAACAAGAAGTCACCAGTTAAAGGTTTGACTAAAAAGATTGCAGAGGAGGCATTCCCGAATCTGATATCTTAACTTTTCGTTATGTTTTCTTTCAACTCTAACAACAAGGAGCAATTATGCCAAGAACGCAAATAGAGAGATTGAAAAACGACAGTAGAGAACTCGATAACTATATCCACCGTCTCAAGAAAAAGGGAAGAGACAACCTTGCTCATAGGTTATCGAAAAAACAAAGTTTTCTCAATCAGACTATTGCCGAATACGAAAGTTCAATTCTAGCATAAAGGTAGGTGGTCAAGTATCTCGTTGGGGGTGCTAGCCACCCTCAACGTTACTTGGAGACAAAATGCCAACATATACAATGATGCATAAAGAGACTGAAGAAGAGAAAGATATCTTCTGTTCTTATGATGAGTCTCAAAAATTTCTTGAAGAAAACCCTGATTGGTGTCGAGTAATCGGTGCGCCTGCACTGGTGACACAAACAGGCAATGTAATCAACAAAACATCAGGTGATTGGAAAAACTTGATGGAGAATGTCAAAAAAGGTTCGGGTAAAGGGAATACTATCAAGACATGACTATGAAACGTCTCAAGATAGACCACCTGTTAACCTACGAAGCAATCACACAAAATCAAAGAATAGCATACGACTCGTGGGATGACAGAGACCATTTGGTTCTCTGTGGTTCGGCAGGAACGGGTAAGACCTTTATCGGAATGTATCTCGCACTCGCGGATGTTCTAGATAAATCGTATGAACAAGACAAACTTGTTATCGTAAGGAGCGTTGTTCCGACACGGGAGATGGGGTATCTGCCTGGCTCAATCGAGGAGAAGGTTGATGCATATACCGCACCGTATCGGTCAATCGCAACCGAACTATTCAATGAGAAACTCGCATATGATATGCTTGAGACACAGGGTGCAATCTCGTTTATGTCCACTTCATTCATTCGGGGACAGACAATCGATGACGCAATCATTCTGGTTGATGAGATGCAGAACCTTACATACCACGAACTGGATAGTATTATCACTCGTGTGGGACGCAATACACGCATCATCTTCAGTGGAGACTACTATCAATCAGACCTAAATAAAGAGACTGACAAGAACGGTATTCTGGACTTTATGAACATCATGGAAGTCATGAACAACTTTACAACCGTAGAATTCGGATGGGCAGATATTGTAAGGTCAGACTTTGTTCGAGACTATATCATGACCAAAGAAATGGTCGAAAGAGGAAAACTAAATTGAGACTATCACCAAACTTCACCTTGAGTGAATTTACCAAGTCCCAGACTGCTCTGCGACAAGGTATCGACAACACACCGAATGAAGAACACTTGGTTGCGGCACAGGCGTTGTTCCTGATGGTCGTTCAACCTGTTCGAGATAACTTTGGTGTTACCGTAATCAACTCTGGATACCGTGGCCCTGCACTGAATGAAGCGGTTGGCGGTTCGTCAAAGTCCCAACATTGTAAGGGTGAGGCAGTGGACATCGAATGTCCAGGCACATCTAACTACGAAGTCGCAAAGTGGATTGAAGACAATCTGGACTTTGACCAACTCATCCTTGAGTTCTATACGCCTGGCATTCCTGACTCTGGTTGGGTTCATGTGTCGTATAAGGTGGAAGGTAATCGTAAATCAGTATTGACCGCAATGAGAGAAGATGGCAAGACAGTCTATAAGACTGGACTAATTGAATGAAAAATATCATCTATCAATATATGATAATTGATGAAGATACTAACAAACGGGGTAAAGTTCCTCAGTATCCTCAAGGCACTCGCGCAGAACTATATCAAAAAACCGCAGACCTCTCTGCGGAATCATTTCGCACCTATGCAAATAAGATAGGCGCAATACACCATTATACGAATAATAAGGTGTTTACTAAAGGTAAATCTGGGACTACTGTTCCTTTGTTTGAAGTTCTACGATTAGTTTACGACCCTCTCTATGATGACTTTGATAAGTTGTTGTTTGTCGATACGGATATTATTGCAAATACTGAAGAGAACATCTTTGACATAGAAGACTGTGATGTTTATGGTGTGTTTGAGTCTGATATTCGGACAACCAAAGGGGGTGGATATAATAGTTGGGATTATAGTCAAAAAAAATATCAAGAAGTTGCAACAAGATTTAATAGAACGGGTGTCCCTATCGTTGAGAACCGATGGGGTAAAGAACCATCAAGTATAACCTGTTTCAATACTGGTGTCATGGTTTGGTCAAGAGATGCACGACTCAAAGCACGAGAGTGTTTTGATGACTGGTATGAATACATGATGGCAGGAGAGGGTAAGGATGCGTTTTGGGTAAACAATGACCAGTTCTTCATCTCTGGTCAATTGACCAAACACGGATTTGACATCAAGGGTATTGACCAGACTTGGAATGATACACCCACCCATTGGGAAGATGACCGTGGATATGATATGAATTTTCTGCACTACACGGGTGGCGGTAATAAAGTTATCATGCTTGATGATTATACAAATAATAAATTCAAATACTTAAAAAAATTCAAATATGTAAAGGCATAAAAAGGGCAAATTCAAATACTTGAAACCGTAAAGATTGAAGACCGCACTTACGCAATCGTGCAGATACTCAACTTTAATTTTATGAATACTTACGAGATTATCTGTTCGGATGAATATTATAGTGATGTTGTCGCAGGCCCGTATCTTTCTATAGAGGAAGCGGTCAAAGACTTACTGTCTGTTGCCGAGATGCATGAAAAAATACATGCACGACCCACAAAAAACGCTTGACAAACTGTGCCCTTTCTTGTATTATAATAGTATAAGAAAGGAAAATATATGAAAAAATATCACAAAGTAGTTCTTACCGACATTGATGGTGTTGTCCTTAACTGGGGATATGCCTTTGATATCTGGATGCAAGAAAAGGGTTATGTTGTTAAAGACCCCGATTCCTATGATATAGGTAAGGTCTATGGACTTGAACCTTCTGAATCAAAAGAAATGGTTCGGTTGTTCAACGAAAGTGCTGCGATTGGTTTTCTACCACCTCTCCGCGATGCAATGCACTATATCAAGAAACTCCATGAAGAACATGGGTATGTCTTTCACGCAATCACAAGTTTGAGTAAAGACTTTAACGCACAGAAACTTCGGACACAGAACCTTCAGAAGTTGTTTGGTGAAACTGTGTTTGAGAAGTTTATCTATCTTGATACTGGGGCTGACAAAGACCAAGAGTTAAGTCAGTATGAAGGTAAAGATTATGTCTGGGTTGAAGACAAGATTGAGAATGCCCAGTGTGGTGCAAGTTTTGGTCTTGACTCTATTCTCATGGAACACAGTTTCAACATGGATAATACAGAGTTTCCCCTGATGAAAAACTGGAAAGATATATACGAATATTTAACTTGATATATACTCCTATGAGATATGTTGGTTATTCAGAATACTTTCACGATGCGGCATTGGCTATCGTCAATCCCGATGGTAAAGTCGCATATGCGTCACAATCAGAACGATATAGTAAAATAAAAAACGATGAATTGATATTCCCTGAGATGTGGAATTTTGTCAATGATGATGACCATGTTACCTTTTATGAAGATATAAATTTGCGTAAAAAAATGATGGGCGGTTATCGCACATTTGGTGCCCCTAAATTTAGGAATCAAAAAGAAGAACAAACAGCGCCAATTAGTAATTCATACCTGTATGATGATTTTAATCTACATCATGAAAGTCATTGTGCTCTCGCATTTTTCACTCGGCCGTGGCAATCAAAAGAAGACACAGTTTGTGTTTCAGTAGATGGTTCGGGTGAACTTGAATCGGTTGCAATTCATGACCACAATCTAAAACCCATAAAAAAAGTTATGTGGCCACAATCTCTTGGAATGTTATATGGGACTGTGACTGGAGCAATAGGTTTGAAATCTCTTAGAGATGAATATATCGTCATGGGACTTTCTTCGTATGGTGAGGTTGACAAAAAACTTTACGACATATTATATAACGGTTATTATTGGTTTGAAAGTGAACAGGGATTATACGAGAAAATGATTGTAGATTTTGAACAAACTTCAATCGCAGAAAGTTCCCTAAGCGCTAAATTTGTTGTATATGAAACAAGAATAAAAAATAGGTGCAAGGAGATATCTATGGAGGATGCCGCTGCAACTGTTCAAAATTTCTTTGAGGTCGAAGTTCTTAAAATTATGAAGGAAGCAAGAAAGTATGGGTCTAAACTTGTCTATGGTGGTGGTTGTGCCCAAAATGTTATTGCAAACTCTATGATACGCGAACTCTTTGATGACATGCATATTGCAATCGCACCTAATGATGCAGGCAATGCTCTAGGGTGTGCAGCATACACATGGCATAAAAACACGGGGGGAACACATCTAGACTGGTCTCCATATTTGGGTCATAATATTGACCGTGATATCAATCCAAAAGAAGTTGCAAAGTATCTCGTTGAAAATCGAGTCTGTGGTATTGCAAATGGTCGAGCAGAGTATGGCCCTCGTGCATTGGGTAATCGGTCTCTGATTGCAGATGTTCGTTATGATGTCAAGGATACCGTTAATGAAATAAAAAAGAGACACAAGTTCAGACCTTTTGGCCCTGCAATTCTGTCAGAATTTCAAGACCACTATTTTGATGGTCATAAAAATGAATATATGCAGTATGCTGCAATTGCAAAACATCCTTATGACTCTGTAACACATATAGATAATACTGCAAGGGTGCAAGTAGTAAAACCTGATTGCAAATCTGTTCTTAGACAGATATTAGAAGAATATTTTGAACTTACACAAGTCCCAATGTTACTAAATACTTCTTTGAACATAAGAAATCAACCTATGGTAAATACCATTGAGGACGCTATAGAATGGGAAAAAAAATATAACGTAAGAGTATTCTAATGGCAAAAAAACAAAAACAATTACAAGAACAATCAATTTATGATAAGTATGATTTAGATGGGGATGGAACAGTGACAGATGAAGAACTCGCTCGAGCCGAAGAGATGCGTAGATTTGATAATGAAGATGCGAAGGCAGACGCACAACGTAAGATGGCGTGGTTTGCTCTGTGGGGTATGTTGTTATATCCACCTAGTATTGGTGTAGCAAGTATATTTGGATTAGATATTGCAGCATCTTTGATTGCAGATATCGCATCTGTTTATTTCGTATCGGTTGCAGCAATCGTTGCAGCATTCTTCGGGGCATCTGCACTGAACAAAAAGTAATGAAAATAAGATGGCGTGGAACTTGGGGTGTTGGTGACTTCATGCAAGCACTCAACGCCTCTCATAATTATTGTTTCAAAAATAAGACAACAGTAAATCTTGAGATGCACTGGCGACATGATGAAGACTACCTTCATCATCCTAAAGACCCAGAAACAATCATTCAAAGAATGGATTGGCTACACACACAATATCATCGTCAGGATGATGTGACAGTCACGCATGTTTTTAATTCTCAACTATTTCCGTATAATAACCTCGATACATCAGCCAATAAAACCCGATGTTATTTTGATGACAAGCCTGTTGCATCTCCAAAAAATGACTGGATATTCAAACCAGAGTCATTTGTTCCCAAAAGAAAAAAGATAGTTATCTGGACACCTACATATAATAGTCAAGCACCAAGAACTTGGAAAAACTTCTTGACAAGTGATGATTGGTATGATATAATTAAGCTACTTTCTTGGGAGGGTTGGATACTAGTAGAATTAACTTATCGAACTCCTATCAGTGTTGCATTCAAACAAATATCAGAGGCAGATTTTATTGTATGTTATGATGGTATGTGGCACTTGATTGCAAGAAATTTTGGTAAACCTATGTTCATACCATCTTGGGAAGGTATCACTGAATACAACACACCACAGGCAATAAGAAGACCTATTTTAGATTTATCTAAATATAAAGACAATCCCTCTGGGGCGACAGCTGTTGGTCGCAAGGATGTTAAGAAATTTTTTGGTGATGGTAATAAAAAGTTTGAACCTAATCTTACTAAAATGAAAACAAAAGCAAAAGTTTATTTGAAAAATCTAAAAAAATATCATGAAGATTGATAGAGCAGTAATTGAAGTCTATGGTGGATGTAACTACTCATGTAGTATGTGTCCTCAAGATATGCGAACAGGTGGTCGGGATAAACGATTCAAGGGTAAGATGACTCTTGAAGAGTTTGAACAGAACGTAGCAGATTGTGCTCAACATGGTCTACGGGTCGTAAACCTTGATGGTAGTGGTGAGGCAACCGCAGTCAATAACCTACCCGATTATATCAGGATTGTCAAGAAATATAATGCACAGGCTGTTATCTTTTCTAATGGGTTCAAGATGCATGGTCAATACATGAAGGACTGTGTTGATGCGGGTCTTGACTTCTATCGGTTCTCATTCATTGGGTCAAACCATGATAAATACGATGAGTGGATGTATAATAAAGTCGGTGGGACATACGAAAAAATTATTCAGAACATCCGCGAAATGAAGGCGTATGTAGAAGAGACCGAATCAAAATGTGTAGTTGCGACATATCATCTGATTACTGACAATGACAATCTACAGAATGAACTAGACGAATACAAAGCATTGGTCGAAGACCTAGGCGTCAGAACAGAGATTTGGAAACTACATAACTGGAGTGGTGTGTATGACCCGTCTTATAAACGCGAAGGTGAGGTAAAGACCTGTGGGCGACCTTTTAGTCCAGACGTTGTTATTCGTGTTGGTGGCCTTGATGGTAAAAGAGGTGCTGTCGCTCCTTGTTGCCAAGTCTTGGGTAGAGACGAGGAAGCAGTTCTCGGTCACACATCTGAAAACACAATTGAAGAAATCTGGTTCGGTGATGCGTATAGTCAACTCCGTGATGACCATACTACTGGAAATTATCCTGATTACTGCCGTGGGTGCGACTTTCTTCTTGATGACCCCGAAGTTCTAATTTATACAAATCACAATCGCGACCTCCACCACATGTATGGCACGGAGTTTGACCTCAATGATTTCCGATAACATTTGGATGATACAGATACCTGATAACGAGGTATCACAATATTATGTGAATAGGGTTTTACCTTCGTGGAATAATCATAAGGTAAATATGTTTGATGCATATACACCAGACCATATGCCTGACCATCTGAACTTCGGAAAGTTTTGGAACTTTCGAGACTTCAGTCAATCAGAGAAGGCGGGGTTCTATAGTCATTTAGAACTGTGGAAAAAATGTTTTGAAGAGGATGAACCTATCGCAATCATTGAACACGATGTGATGTGCATCAAAGATGATATGCCTATCATAGATAATTTCTTTGCCTTCTGCGATTTTGACTCTGAACAGAGTCATGAAAACTATGCCACAAGATTTAGAGGTCATCCCTATTGGGGGACGGGAGAGATGTTCTGTCCAGTCACTCATGCATATTACATGACACCTGATGTGGCAGAGACGATGTATTATAATCTTATAGATACAAAACTGAATAAATTTGTTGATGATTACATGTGGGAATTCATGGGTAAGGATACAAACAAAATTGTAAATTACACAAATCCTCTGTATGACAAAGAAGTTGGAGCAACGATGATTCATGAATAGAATGATTTTCCAAGTGGCGGTAGGTAAACCGTCCAAACTATATGAACACTGCATTGAAAGTGTTGCACAATACTGTGAGAAATATAATATTAAACATGTCGTATTGACTCAACCCAAACTGCGTATCAAACCTGACATCTTTACCAGTGGACGAAGTGAGGAATCCTATATGAAGTATGGGGGATATCTGCCTATCTATGAGAAGGAGAATGCGTTTGAGTATCTGGATGACTATGACCAGATTGCAATCGTAGATGCAGACATCTATATCCGACCAGACGCACCAAATATCTTTGAAGACTTTGGAACAGAACATGCGTTTGGTGCGGTATGTGAACGCGAGATGAATATTCAGGATTGGTATAAAAACAAGATTATCAACTACTCGCGTATGCAATACAATCCGCTTCATCGGAATACCCTTGATTTCAAACCAAACAATCTGGGGTTTGAGTTCTTTAACATGGGTCTCATTCTGTTGAACAGTAAACTCTTCAAACCATACCTCAAAGGCCAAGACCCACATAGTTTTATCAATCGTATGGAGTTTAAGGACTTTGTTGATGGTGTGGGTGCATGGAAGTGGTCTACCGACCAGACACTACTGAACTACTTTCTCAAGAGATATAACATTCCAACTAAACATATGAACGGTAAATGGAATGGTCTGTATAGTGCAGTCGATAATCTGAAGGATTGTCACTTCATTCATTTCTTCCTAAAAGACAAACTTCCCAATGCTGGTGAGAATGTTGGAGAGTTGATGAAACAAATCGTATAAATAATGTTATTGTCAATAGAGTGAATAAGGAACTAACATGTTAAACCCACAAGAGTTTGTGAAGAAAATTCGCAACGAAAATCAAGCATTGTTCGAAGCATCCAAGATGAACGTCAAGGCATACTTCGAAGGCGACCTTTCTAAAGAGGAAATGGTTGACCACTTCATTGGTCGCATGGTCAATGAACGTATGAACATGTCTGAAATCTCCGCACAAATCGCAAGTGCAGACGATGATGCAGACCCAAGAGAATTAGAATTACTTTCAAAACAAGCAGCAGATGAAGCAAAACACTATCGTATGGTCAAGGAAGTTATTGAACATATCACTGGTGAAGAAGTAGATGCTGCAAGTGCGATTGCAAAAGAACGCGAAATGGATACTGCCAAAGGTGCATCTCTGTTAGAAAAGTATGACGCAGAGAATGACGAGGCAGTCCTCGCCGCATATCAGTTGGTTGCGGAAGGTCGTGCAGAAGCGGTATGGAATCAGATGGCAGATACTATCGAAGATAGTTTCATTTCTGGTCGTTATCGCGAGATTGCAAAGGACGAAGGTTTCCATAGTGGTATCGGTGCATACAAGTTACGCAAAGTTGCAACCGATGAGAAAACACAGAGTCGTGTTCTTCGTATTATCGAAGCAATGCGTAAAGACCTGTTTGAAATCTCGTGTGCAAATACAGTCGAAGCAAAAGGTTCACGCGAACTTGTGAACACAGTCTACGGTTGGTAAATGAACGTAGGACTCACACAACGAGTCCTCACGCACAACGGACAAGTTCATGACTCTTTAGACCACAACTGGTATCGGTTGTTGAAGGGTCATGAACTTATCCCCATCCCAAATCGTGAAGACTTAGATTATGAATCCCTTGCGGAGTCTCTCGACCTTCTCATCGTCACAGGTGGGGATAACGAAGAGATTCGTATTATCACAGAAGTATCTCTCATAACCGAAATGTCAAGACTGGGTAAACCCATTCTTGGTATCTGTCATGGTGCGTTTCTCCTAACAGAGATGCTTGGCGGTAGCACGAAGGAAATCGAAGGTCACTATGATACCGAACATCTTGTATATGGAGATGCACCTACCCACATCCGTGTGAACAGTTTTCATAATATTTCTATTGACAAACAGCCCCCAAATGGTGTATACTTATATATTGATGGGAATGGTAACATTGAGTCTTGGATGAAAGACAACATATGTGCAATTGTCTGGCATCCTGAAAGAATGACCAGACCCTTTATACCTGATGAGATACGGAAGGTGACAGGATTATGATGAAACAGATTGATAATGGAGAGACTTATCAGGTTACCGATATTTGGAATTATGATATCCAAGTTATAAGGGGTGTCAATACGACTTATATCAATAACAATAACTCGATAGGAACAAGTTATATTATGGGTAAAGACTGTAGTGTCCATATGAAGAACGGTTGGTCAGTTGAGACTAACAGTTTCGCAGGGCAGACAGACAATGAGTTCACGGTTGAGACACATAATGATACCTCTGTGTTTGCTCACATCAAGTTCTATGGTCTGCATCTCAACGATGACCGCATGTTCATACCACATGATAATCCAAAAGGCAACCTATCTTACATGGACGGCGGAACGAACACCACCGCAGTCAATCCTGGCCGTCTTGGACTTCCCGTCATCAACTATGTCCACTTCCCCGCAGGGATGAAACAGACTCTCCACACTCATCCAAGTCAACGCATCGGATTAGTCCTGTCTGGTAAAGGTGAGATTGAACTTGATAATGATGTAATGTTCCCTATCAAGGCGGGGGATTGTTGGGTCATGGAGAGAAATGTTTTACATAATTTTATGTGTAATAAGGGTGAGGATGTTACATTATTTGTATTCAGTCCTGACTCTGGAACAGGGCCAACAGATGAAATCAACCCATTGAAAGTGAGAACCTATGTCGGACAACAACGATTATAAAAAACTATTAATCATAACAGGCCCACAGGGGTCTGGCAATCATCTATTCAGTAAAGTGTTTAGTTATCATCCATATGTGAGTGGATGGGATTTTGGTGACAAGTATTGGATACCAAGTGACGAAGAACCCTTTGCAGAATGTTGGGTAGACCCATCAAAGACGAAGAGTATGTTGAAAAGTTCTGCGGTTGTTGCAAACGTCAGTGTGCCTTTTGTGTATGACGGAGTGAAACAAGTTCCAAAGATACAAGAAGTCATGAAGGAGGCACAAAACGTAGGGTATGATGTTAAGGTCTGTATTGTAGTTCGAGACCGTAATATAAATATGGAACAACAGTTTAGGGTTAGAAACGAATTCACATTGCCACAAGCACTAGGATATTATTACAAACTAGATGCCGACTTACAGTTCCTTTCTCATGAGTCGTTATATTTGTATGGTGGTGCGTATCTGAAGTGGTTGTCAAAGGTTCTTGACTTTCCGATTGCATATAATGATGAACGAATTGAGAAAGATATTGCAAAAGACCAAAATGCAAAATATGTGGAGCCTGTTGACTCTCACTGGTTGGATGAACAAGTATGGCAAGGGATAAGACCAAAGAATGAACGGTAAATACATCTTTGTCACTGGTGCGCCTGGTTCACGATGGAGTGGTTATGTTGAAGACCACCTATACATTCGTGACGATATAGACAAGAGTGATAGGTCACCTGAACGAGAGTATTGGCATGGTCGTGATGGTTGTAGAGACTTAGTGCATAGAGGTGCATACTTTGACCCTGGCATGGAGTTTCGAAATGATGAGAAATATTGGGATAAACCATTTAGTGGTGAAGGTATTCGCATAATCAAGTCTCATACATTTGCTTATCATATATATTGGTTGATGAGATGGAACTGTCCTATTCATCTGGTATATAGAACTAATCAAGAATGTTTTGATTGGTGGCACGAATGTGGTGGTTGGAATATCAAGTATCCCGACTATAAATGGTATCGAGACGATGACAATATGATAGAACAGATACAAATGCAGAACCTTCTTATCAAAGAATTTGTTGAAGAAGAAGGTCTTGAAAAACATAATGACGGAAAAAGAGATTATTACATATGGACGCCAAAGACAGAGAATGGTTAAAAGATTACTTTACTTACCATTGGCCCAGTTCACGCACTGCGGGATTGGATGATTATTATTGGACAGGATGGAGATTGATAGATGAAATACAAGAAGGAGAAACCGTCTTGGATGTCGGTTGCGGGGTTAATCCGTTTAAGAGACATATTAAAGGATTACATGGCATCGATATTACAGACATTGGGAGTGACGAACAAGTCGCAATCGAGGACTATAGACCAGAAACTAAATTTGATGTTGCTTTTTGCCTCGGCTCTATTAATTTTGGCGGCTGGTCTGAAGTAGTAGAACAAATCAATTCACTGACACGAAGGTGTCTAAAAGATGAATGTCGAATTTATTGGAGATGTAATCCAGGCCATCGTGACCATGAGAATGAATTAGTCAACCAAGTTCCCTTCTTTAATTGGAATATAAATCATCATATCATGTTGACACAAAATACAGGTTTCAAAGTTACAGAATTTATGCCTGATAATAATAGGATGTATGTGAAATGGGAAAGAAAATCTTCGTCCATATCCCCAAAAACGGGGGGATGACAATCAGGAGAAATCCTGAACTGCGACCAAAAGTATTACTCGCAACACCAGAAAATCATATTAATCGTCAGTATACAGAAGACCTTTTTCGCGTTATGCAAGAAAACCGCGAACATCACGGTTTTGAACATGCAAGGTGGAGAGACTGGAATCAACAGGTTCGAGAAAATCATCGTGCATTTGCAATTGTTCGTAACCCGTGGAGTCGAGTTGTATCGCGATTTGAATTTGCAAAAAAGGTAATCTATAAAGAAGATGGTTCTGACCATTTTGGTAGAACAGATTATATTGACTGTTCCTCGTTTGAAGCATTCCTTGAAACTCGACACGAATGGGGTGGTAGAAAGTTCTTCTGGCATCGTGCAATCCGTGGGTGGTATCCCGCATTGGATTATGTGACTGATGAAAAAGGTAAACTTAGGTGTGACATTCTTAGGTTTGAACACTATGATGATGACGTAAAATCATATCTGGGTGTCCTATTCAATCCCGAACCTCGCAATGTGACTGGATATAAACAGTCTACATATACTGATTACTATAACGATAAAACAATTCAGATTGTTGCTGACTGGTATAAAAAAGATATTGACTATTGGGGATTCGACTTTGATAGTGCTGCACAAAGGAACTATTGGAGATGATGGGAAGCCCAATAAACAAAGACTCCGTAAATATTATGGGGTTGATAGAACCAAACTCGATAGGCGCAGAAGTGGGCGTCTGGTTTGGAAACTCCTCACAGAAATTCTTGGGTCGAGGAGTGAGAGAACTTCATCTCGTAGATGCATGGAGTATTGAACCATATAAAGAATCTACAGAACATGGCACATATGAAAACTATCTAGAAAGATATTCCAAGATGTGTGGGGGTAATACCGAAAAAGATTTCCAAAAATACTATGATAGTGTTTATAGAACAGTGAAGTCAACAATAGGAACAGACCCTCGTGTTACCATTTATCGAATGAACTCTAATGAGTGGTTTGATAGTTTTGATAAGAAACTTGATTGGATTTATGTTGACGGTGACCATTCCTACGAGGGGTGTCTTCGTGACTTGAACAATGCACTAAAGGTTGTCAGAGTTGGCGGTCTTATTCTTGGAGATGATTATAAATGGCCAGATACAAAATTTGGTAAGACTGGTGTCACTCGAGCGGTAGACAAGTTTTGTTATAGTAATGGTTTATTGAAAGAACAACACGGACAAGTTCAGTTTAGTATAAAGGTATAATATGCATCCCTCATCAATCGCAAATATGAAAAGGTGTAGAGAACACCTAAATGAAGTTATCGGAAAAGACATCACAGTTTTGGATGTTGGTGGTCGTGCATTGAAAGCAGATAAGGATAGGTCATATCGTCCAATCTGGGAAGATGTTGCAGAGAAATATCTAATTGCAGACCTTGTGGCAGGATTGAATGTTGACTTACCAATGCCTGGCCCTTATACAATTCCCCTTGAGGACGAGTCTGTCGATTTGGTTGTGAGTGGTCAAACCCTTGAACATGTCAAGAATCCCTTTCGAAGTGTTACTGAGATGACACGAGTTTTGAAAACGGGTTCACATATTATTTTAATTGCACCATCTACTGGCCCTCGACATGATAGTATTGACTGTTGGAGATTTATGGATGACAGTTTCAAGGCAATCGCCGAGGAATGTGGTCTAAAAGTTGTGTTAGATTATATCGATTTTGGCCCGTGGGAAGAACGGTCTGCAAGATGGAAAGACCATGTTTTCATCGGTAAGAAGAAATGATAAAACTTATATTGTTTGACCTAGATGGAGTTCTGGTCAATACAAAAAATATACATTTTGATGCATTGAATGAGGCGTTGGGTGAACGTGCAGTCACCCGTGACGAACACTTGTCCTTGTATGATGGTATGACTACCATGAACAAATTACGTTTCATGGGGTTCTCTGAGTCTGAATCCAAGAAAATATTTTATGACAAACAACTCTATACTTATCGAAGACTAGACTCACTTGAAAAAAACAATAATATCATTGATTTATTTTTAGAATTAAAGAAAGAAGGATATGAAATTGGAATTTGTTCTAACGCAATTAAAAAGACTGTGGTTAAATGTCTATCCAGAGTTGGTATTACTCACCTATGTGATTTTTTTCTCTGTTCTGGTGATGTAACTAATCCAAAACCACACCCCGAAATATATTGGAAAGCGATGTCAACTATGGGTGTTCTTCCTGAAGAGACTTTGATTGTTGAGGACTCTCATGTTGGTCTGTTGGCAGCGCATCGGTCTAGTGCAAATGTGATTAGGGTGAACAGTCCTGATGATGTAAATCTTGGTTTAATAGAAAGAATCAAAGGTCAAACTCCAACTCCTCGATGGAAAGATGAGAAACTAAACGTAGTCATACCAATGGCAGGCGCGGGTAGTCGTTTTTCAAATGCGGGATATACTTTTCCTAAACCACTGATTGATGTCAATGGGAAACCAATGATTCAAAGAGTTGTAGAGAATATCGCGATTGAAGCAAACTATATTTTCATTGTCCAAAAATCACATCGAGAGAAATACAATCTGGATTCGATGTTGAACATGATTGCACCAAACTGCAAGATTGTGGAGATTGAAGGTATGACAGAAGGTGCTGCTTGCACAACTCTACTCGCAAAAGAATATATCAATAATGACTCACCACTGTTTATTGCAAACTCTGACCAATATGTAAAATGGGATTCATCACACTTCATGTATAAAATGAAGGAACATGATGTTGATGGTGGTATTGTTACTTTCAAAGCAACACATCCCAAGTGGTCATATGCACAGACAGATGGTCTAGGTAATGTCGTGAAGGTTGCGGAGAAAGACCCAATCAGTGACAATGCGACTGTTGGGTTTTACTACTGGAAACGTGGTAGAGATTATGTGTCTTTCTGTGAAGACATGATTGCGCTTGACCAGAGAGTAAATGGTGAGTTTTATGTCTGTCCTGTATATAATAATGCGATACGCGAAGGAAAAGGTATTAAGATATATGAGGTTGAAGAGATGTGGGGACTAGGAACTCCTGAAGACCTTGAACAATACTTGAGAGAGAATTGATGAGAGTCGCATTATGTGTATCTGGTAAGTGGACGGGTGAAGACTATACGAATTTTTTGAGAGAAAGAATTCCACATGATGAGTTTTATACTGCAACCTATACTGGTATCGAAATGCCGTTTGAACCAGATTTTCGTATGGATGAACCAGAAAATACTTATCATTCACTATTTGATACACAACCATATCCAGACAGTGAGTCTGAAGGTCGAAGAGATATTCTTGGAAGAGATGAACATAAAATTTTGTCAGAATATAGAAAATATAAAAAAGCTTCTGAACATTGGCATAAACAAATATTATTACACGCATGGATATGTGAACAAATAGAAACAGATATCATTATTAGAGCGAGATTTGAAACGATTGTATCAAATCAGATAGATTGGCAAGAGTGGATTGACAAATGTTATGATGAAGAAATACCTATTGGTTTCAATACAAGAACTGAAGGTGATGCAAATCAATACCATCATGATTTGATGAGAGCAACCGAAGTTGGTTTTTATATCAACGATGCACTAATAATTCATCCGAAGAAAGTTTTAGAATGGGATTATGTGAATCATCTATATAAGGAGAAGAAACTAAGAGGAGCAGAAGAGGGATGGTATCAAGTCCTATCTGAGTCTCAGGGTCATTATCATATGTGTTATCATGGTGGAGCATATTCTATAAAAGATGAGGCAATAGTGAAAGATGCTGATGAAAGTATTTATAATTACTCTTCTTGATGACCGCAATTCTCGTGATGCATGTAATCGCGTCATTAAGTCTATTGATGACACAGGTTCAGACCTTGAACCAATAATCTTTCGTGCGACTACACCTGAGTCACTCGAAGAAGATATGTGGTTGAAACTCGATTGGACGTTCCCAACCAATGCAAGTCAAGACCGTATGGACATGGCGACAGGACTATATCTTCAACATTATCAGACCGCAAACTTACAGAATCGTATTGCCTGTATGGTAAGTCACATGCGTTTATGGCAGAGGTCAATCGACCTTGAAGAACCAATTATGGTTCTGGAACACGATGCACTCTTCATTCGCAAGTTTAGATTTTCGGACTTGACAGATGGGTTCAAAGGTGGTATAGTAGGACTCAATGACCCTCGTGGTGCAACTCGAAAGGCGAGTCTGTTTCATTCAAAGGTCAGTTCGCGTATGGGATTACAACCAGTTCCAGACCTTGAGGACAACTATCCTCACGGACTCGCTGGAAATTCCGCATATATAATTACACCAAAGGGTGCAAAGAAAGTATTGAAGAAGGTAGGGGAAATAGGAATGTGGCCCAATGACGCACTTATGAACAAACAGTTCTTTCCGTGGATGCAAGTAGTCTATCCTTACTATACAACTATTCAGAAGGGGTTGGTCTCAACCACAACGTCATGAAAGCAAAAGTAATTACAATAATGCATAACTCTTCGAGTATCGATGTCGCAGAACGTTGTATCGCGTCAGGTAAAAAACACGGCGTGACCGTAAAATGGTTTCGGGCTATTACACCGAATGATGAACCACTTGAACTACTAGAACGTGAGGGTATTCCACCTAGTGCATTTGACGAGAGATACTCTCGCAATCTGAATTGTATCTCTGCATTCCTATCACACTATTCATTATGGAAAGAGTGTGCATCAGGTGAAGAGACCTATGCAATCTTTGAACACGATGCGGTCATCACTGCACCTCTCCCAACTCAACCGTTTCATTATGTAATGAATATTGGTCATCCCTCTTATGGTAACTGGAATACACCAACATTGATAGGAGTTAATCAGTTAACCACTAAACGATACTTCCCAGGCGCACATGCATACATGGTCACGCCCGCAGGCGCGAAGAAACTTGTAGAGGCCGCGCCTCAACTTGCACGACCAACAGACATATATCTAAATCTAGATAACTTCCCGTGGTTACAAGAATACTATCCGTTCTGTGCAGAGGCGCAAGATAGTTTTACCACAATTCAAGTAGAAGAAGGTTGTCTTGCAAAACACAACTGGAAGAAAGGATACAATATAATCGATGCGTGAGATATTTGTAACAGGTTGTGACGAGAAGACCGAATGGCAACTCCCGTGGTTCATACAGAAATTCCGTGAACATAATCCAGAGGCGCAACTTGTAATTGCTGACTTTGGTATGAGTGATTATATGTGGCAACAAGTCTATGATGACTTTGATGACCACTTTGAAGTGTTGAGTGAAGCAAAGGGGTGGTTCAAAAAACCCCGTGCATTACTTGATGCGTCTCGTTTAGATGATGTGTCGAAGGTATGTTGGATTGACACTGATTGTGAAATCAAGGGTAACATTGAACACATCTTTGACCTGTCACAACCACATCGTCTTGGTATGGTTGAAGACCGTCCGTGGACTAGACGTAGAAATGAACTGGGTGAATGGTATAACTCTGGTGTTGTTTTGATTGAAGGCACACCAAACATTGTGAAGATGTGGGCAGACGAATGTCTTCGGAATCCTGTGCAGGGTGACCAAGAAGTATTGTATCTAATGATGGAGGGCGACCCTCTTCAAAAACTTACATATATCCATCCGTTGCCCCACACATATAATACTTTACGATTAGACTACATAGATGGTATAAATGTAAGAAACCCAAAGATTGTCCATCATACGGGCAAAAAAGGTAATGACGCAATTAGGAGACAGATAAATGAATTATTTACTTGAAGCATTAGTAACAAAACTTGAAGGTGAAATTGCAATCGCAAGAGCAAACATCAGAGTTTATATGGAAAATTCCGTTGGTATCGGAGAACATCCCGAAGTGGTGCAAGCAATTGAAACACAAATTGAAAATATCGCAACCGCAGAAGAAAAGATTGGTGTAATCAAAGACCACTTTGGAACGGGCAGTGATTTAAGGCACAAATAGTAATGTATGAATATAGATGTAATGTCGTCAAAATTATCGATGGTGATACGGTTGACGTTGATATTGATTTAGGGTTTGGTGTATGGATGCGTAAACAACGCATTCGGATGTATGGTATTGATACACCTGAGTCACGCACACGCGATAAAGAAGAGAAAAAATATGGTCTTGCCGCAAAAGCATTTCTGACTGGTCTATTGGATGACCCAAATGGCATTGTCTTGAAAACACATAAAGATGGTAAGGGTAAGTTTGGTCGTATTTTAGGTGAGTTGTGGAGAACCACTGACTTCGCAGACCAATCAATCAATGAGTATATGTGTGAAAAACATCATGCGGTTCGTTATTTCGGACAATCAAAAGACTTGATTGAAGAACAACATGTATTGAATAGAGAACTTGTCAAACTATGATAATAGTTCCTGACCGTTTGGTCTTTGTTCATGTTCCTAAAACAGCAGGAACAACAATATCAGAGTTTATTCGTCATCGTTTCGATGAAAGTATTATTGATGTTGCAAATCAATATAAGAGTGATAAAGTATATGGCGGTCATTTACCAAGAGAACAAATGAATGTAGACTTTTCTAAATACATGTCTTCATTGCCTATCTTTTCTATATGTCGGCATCCCTATGATAGACTTGTAAGTGGATTTCTTCATTGGATTCGAGACAGGGGTTATGGTCAGGGTGATTACCCTCAAGGATTTAACTTTGAATCTTGGCTCAAAGGTAAAAATCATGTATGGAAACTACCATTAACAACATGGATTAGGGAAAATGATATCATTCTTCGATATGAAAATCTATCAAATGATATTATCAAGATGGAAGAAGTGTTAGGAACTAAGATAAAATTACTTAAAAAGAATGTCGGTATTCATGAACTCTTGGGTTACAATTATCCGACCAGAAATGATATAATCCGTCCTGATATAAAAGAGTATATACAAGAGACCTATAAAGAAGACTTTGAAAGATTTGGATATGAGAGTTAATGTTTTAGGTAATGGTGACCATGCGGGATTATTTGAACGTGGTTTGCCGGGCAAATTACTAATATGTAACATGCCTCCATTTGAAATCCCTCGCAAGGAAGTGTGGGCAACCTGTATGGTTGACTTCAAAATGATGAAGGCACTTCAAGAGGGTAAGATTCAACTGGACATGTATGACTGGATTCTTGGAACTCGTCCTCGTGTTTGGATGGAAGCATCTGGGTCATTCTACCTAAAGTATTCTCATCTCATCAAAGGTTTTTATCAACACATTCCAGAATATGCTGCACTGCCAGGCCAAAGTCTTGGACAAGCGGCAACCAATTTTAACTGCGGTCACTTTGCGGTGCATTATGCATGTAACAAGATGAAAGCGACTGAAGTTCACATCTATGGGTTTGACAGTATCTTTGATATGAATCTAGAGAGTTTTACTGACCTCATTCTGGAAAGTGACCGAAGCACTCAAAACACAGTAAGGTTGGCGGATAACTGGAGACCTATCTGGACGGAGATGTTCAAAGAATTTTCCGAAGTAGAGTTCAACCTTTATCATTCTCATAACAACATTAAAATACCTGTCTCTGATAATGTAAAAATACACGTTGTTACCAAAAAAAAGTCTTGACTTTAGACCGTAACTGTGATATGATGTAAATCACAATCAAGGACGCATAGCTCAACTGGATAGAGCAACAGCCTTCTAAGCTGTAGGTTCGGGGTTCAAGTCCCTGTGCGTTCACCAACATGGAGCAAAAAATGACTGTGACTGTATCTCAAATTCTTCAGGATTTGTATCCTGAACTTCCTGAAGACGATAACACATATCGTCTCTTCAAACTTGACCCAAGTTTTAACTTCGGTAAGTTGACTGAACGTGATTTGACAAATCACAAAAACCTAAATAGTTTTACAGAGGGCGACAAACTGGTTGTCGTTCAGAATTCAGAAATCATTTATATAGAGGAGTAATATTATGGATAAAGTATTATATGCAAAAGAACAAGTGTTGAATTTCTTCAGCACGACTACATCGAACATCGTTGGTATTGGTCTTGGCGGAGCGTTAACCGCTCTCAGTCTTATAGATTTCAGTATTGTTGGACTGGTCGCGGGCGTATTTCTTATGGTTGCAGAAGGTATCCAATATTGGGAACGTGCTAACTAATGACCGAAGAGTATCGTCCCCGTGCGGTCTTTGCTCCAGATGACTATGCAATCATTCGTAAATCATTACAAGTGTATATGCATAATTATGGTAACAGTCTAACTGATGAGGAGGCTCGTAAGATTTCGAGTCTCTTTCATCGACTAGGAAGGGTTGATTATGACACAACGTGAATCATATGACCGATACATGTATCGTAAATATCAGGAGAGTGTGAGGAGAAATCCTACTCTTGAGGAACGTGTTCGACAACTTGAAGAGAAAGTCAAAGAGTTAGAAACTAACGTTTCTTCTTCTCACGCTCCTGTTTAATCCACTTCTTTGCAAGTGCATTGTCGGGTTCTTTATCAAGAAACTTCTTTACATCACGATATGCCCGAACAGTTTCTTTTTCGGTATTTTTTATTTCGGTGTTGTCAACTATAATAAACTTCTTCTTACCAAATATCTGTTGTAACGCACCAATATTCTTTTGAACCGTTGTCCAGTATTTGGTAACCTCTTTGTCACCCAGAGTTCTATCTCTATCTTTATCTCTATCAATCGCCACTTCGAGAGTGGTGTTTACAAGAATCATCATGGTATCATATCCGAGGTCTTGTAATGTTTTTGCCTGTTTTTTAATCTTATCAGGGTCTTTGCCAGTTCCATCAATAACCAAACCTAAACGACCTGAGATATACATCGATTGTCTTTTGGCAGTCAATCTCTTGGAACGGTCACGGATTGTTTGGCCTTCATCAGAGAAGATTTCATCTGATGTCATTTTCTTACCCGCCTTTTTCATTGCGGTTTCAAATGCATCGTCAGAGTTTACAACTTTCATACCCAATGCAGGGAGACCAGTCTTACCTACGATGAATGACTTTCCAGAGCCAGGCCCACCCGCAAGGAATACTGCCTTAAAGATTGCGGGGTCATCTACACCCTCATTCATGAATGTCTTAAATTTAATCATTAGTAAATTTTTACACTATTTCTTATTATCTCAGCAGACTTTGGTAAACGATGATTAACAAAATCTGTATCACCGAAACCGTCTTTTCTATAACTGTAATTATTTATAAAGTTAGACATTGCAATATTATCTTTTTCATCACCCGTAAGTCTAGTTGTTTGTGACAGAGTTTCTAAATAATCATCACGTTTGAAAGCCTCAATATCACTCTCCCCTCTATGGTATATGTCCATCAACTCAAAGTCTGATGTGCAATATGATGCAAAGTCATCTTTGATATCTGATGCAGAGAATGATTCTCCTTCATTGATATCAATACCAATTAGAACTACTGCATCAAACTTAACTCCTTCAGGCACAGTTATCTCGTATGTCTCATCCCCCATTTCATACATTTTATTTGATGTTAGGACTTTACTGGAATCATACATTTCCAATAAATACTTTGCAAAGTTATCACCTTCAGGAAATGCGGTATAAATGTTCGTTGTATCAGAAAGACTAAATGCAGTGTTTACTACACCTATCATATTCCCAGATATGTTGTCTTCGACAAGTCCATTCTCTTTCTGAACACGAGGATACTTATCATTTGTAAAGTTTGGTATGATAAGAACATTATCATATCCCTGATATGTAACTAAATTGTATGCAACTATAATATATTGAACTAACTGTCCCCACTTATCATAAGATAATTGACCACCAACTTCCGATGGTTGCCAACCGTGTGTTGGGTCTTGTGCGTATTCTATAATGTTTGCCGTAAAACGATTTACGGCGAGAGGAAATAATAATTCAAGTTTGAATTCATCATTATTTCTACTTCTGATAATATAGGTATCTGTGTTACTCATGATTTATAAACTCTGAAATAATCATTTACATTCTTTATATTTTTGCCCAGTCTTTCATACATCAATTGATATTTTGTCCGAACAACATCAACATAACGTATGTCAAATTGTTTTGTGTCATATAAAGATTTACTGTCATATACCTTTTTAGGTGTGTTGACAACGTTAATAAACTTATTTACTATTGTATCTATATTGGCAGATTTACCCGTAATTTTCCTAAAATCGCCCCGATAAATGTCAATCAAATCAAAATTGTCAGTGCAATATGGTTGAAACTTTTTTCTAATATCTTCTGCTTTATGTTTTCCACGCAACATAGATTCGCAACCTAGAAGAACAACAGCATCAAAAACAACACCTTTACCTGTTTTAGTTCCCTCAAATTCTTCTCCATTTTCAAATCGAGTTTTCATAAATTTTCTTGGTTTGAAATCATTATCTAATCTAAAATAATCATCAACCGTTACATAAGGAATATTAAATTCATCATAAAGTTTGGTATAATAGTTACTAACATCATCTGCTTGAGTTACATACATCTCAGGTAAAGACTCATTCATTGCATGAACAATGGGTAACATATGGTCACCCGCACTTTTTATTGGTCGGTATAATGTGTCTCTCATTCTGTCGGGGTAATTATGTTTACTAAATGAAGTTACAACAAGAATAGTTTGATACGCAGATAAACACAATAATCCATCAATGACTGTGGCATCACTCATCATGGAAATGATATCGTCTCTGACCAAACCACGGTCATTGAATTTAGACTCTGTTTCTAAAATTCTGTTAACAAAATTTCTTTTAGTTTCTAAGTTGATAATGTTATTAGTATCATAACTTTTGGGTTGTGACCTGTATAGAATCATTACTTGTCGCCTTGATAGATTGCCTGAATGTGGTCTTCGAACTGTTCGATTTTCTCTGTTCGATTAGGCCAAAGAATGTATTCTTTCTCTGGGTTCATTTTGAGATTATTTAACAGAGGTTGAACTGCGTTATAAAGTTTGTCAAGTTTATCTTGGGTCTCTTCTACACTAGAAGATACTGATGCGACCTGTGCGGTGGCAGTCTGGACTGCTTCCAGTTCGTTCTCATCTACAAGGGTAAACCCAAAATCAAATAAATCGTCTGCCATGTTGGTCTCCTATATTTCTTCTATTTATAAGAAAAAAACGTTAAAAAAGTGCTTGACATTACATGTTTTGTATGTTACTGTTAATTATAGTTGAGAGAAAGGAACTCATGATGATTACAGTTTTTGCAGAAAATGGTGGATTGACACTTAATGGTGACAATGGATGTCTCGCACAGAACATTAAAACCGCGAAGACTCTCTCATATTACCTTGAGAAGTTCAATATTGCAGACCAAGATGTTTACTTTTCTTCTAGTATGGATTTTGCTGCTGACGAAGGTTCAGGGTTTGAAACCGATGATGGTGCCAAAATTCTCTGGGAAGAAGGTGTTGTTCGGTATAATCGGATATCACGGTAAAAAAAGTGCTTGACAAATTGTGTTCTTGTTGTTATATTAAGATATAGTTGATTGAAAGGAAAGATTATGGAAGGCGAATTTGATTACGGAGAGTGTGATTTCTGTGGTGAAGAGAATGATATCAGTGGTCACTGTGTCGATAGTTTCTGTGAGTATTATGCGGGAACGCCTGAACACGATGCTTTGATTGAAGAATTTGGAGAGGATGCGGTCACTGGCCGGTAATGATATAATGTTTAAGATTTCTGATTACTATAAAATGGATATGTCTTGGGATGATGCGGTTGCGCTCATTACGGGTTGTGGTTGTGGCGACCTTCTTAAAGGTCTGGAAAACATGAACATAATTTGGGAAGATGTCTTGGATGATTATATGACTGAAGACGATTTCTATGACCAATACATTTATGAAGTAAACGCTTTCAATATTGTGTATGAAGGTATGAGTAAGTTATTTATTAAGGAAGCCGCTTAATGTGTGGTTGGATTGATGATGCAGTAATGGAGAGTAAAATGCATAACGAAACTATGGCAGAATTTTTGGGTCAGACCAAAGACGGTCTTTGGGAAGTCAAGGTCTATCCGTTTGGACAAGAAACTTATGTCGAGGGGTTCATACACTTGCGTGACGCAGAACTGTTCCTCTATCAATTTCGGGAGTTGAACTGATGACTTTTGAAGAATTTTGTCGCGAGATGTATCGCAAGAATGTTGATGAACGTCTCGCTTGGAAACAGGAAACAATGACATGTGAAGAGTATGTTGATAAAAATAAGAGTTTCTTGGAAGAAAAATTTAATATTGTTACAGCATCTTTTTTGCTTGACAATTCTTGATTGATTTGTTATTATAATAGTATAGTTGAAAAGGAGAGGAAACCAATGCTTAATTATACAGAACTATTTGAAAACACTTTTTTATATAAAACATTTGAACCAAATGCTGATATAGACAATCCGTATGCAGAGAAAGAGGTTCGTATTGTTGATATCCTTGATGGGCCTGGCGCTGACCGCCGTGACTACTGCACAGTCGAAGGTATACAAGACTGGGAAGTCGATATGCCCCTTGAGAACTTTTTGAAAAACGCTCGGATTAAAGAGGCTGCATAATGTCACTACTGACGTTTGCTACTGATGAACGTATCGATGTTCTCCGTGAGAAGTTTAACACTCTCACGGAAGGCATGGATAACTGGAAAGACCCGATTGATACAGTCATTCCTGTAAACGAACTGAATGACATGCGTGATGCATGTGCGTGGTTCACTGGTTCTGTTCTCGATGTCGTAGAACAGATTGAGAACGAACCGAAGTTTCGCGTCTATGCAGAGGGTTACTACAATGCAGTCGGAGCGTAATGTAAATCATGAGTCGATAAGGAAAAGTAATCAGTATCAGAAGACATATACTTTTGATAATGGATATGGTGCGTCTGTGATTTGTAATCCTAGTTCGTATGGTAACACTGATGGACTTTTCGAAGTTGCAGTGCTTGACATTAATGGTGAACTGTGTTATGATACACCTATTACTGATGATGTGATTGGTCATTTGACCTTTCAAGAAGTTGTTGATACATTGAAAGAGATTGAGAGTTTAACATGAATATTTTCCATCTGGACAATGACCCTATCAAGGCAGCACAGGCAATGTGCGACAAGCATATCGTCAAGATGATTGTCGAGTATGCACAACTGATGTCAACCGCACACCGTGTGCTTGATGGCGCCTTGTATATCGACAGGACTGCGAATGGTCGCAAAATCAAACGTTGGGCGCATCCTGATTATCATGGTTTTCTCTACAAAGCATCTCATGTCAATCATCCGTCAAACATTTGGGTGCGTGAGTCTGACGAGAACTACTTCTGGTTGTATCGTCACTTCCGTGAGTGCTGCAAAGAGTATACCCGTAGGTATGGAAAATATCACTTGACAGATACTCGTTTATCTGATATACTACTCAACATACCTAAGAAAATCCCCAAAGCGGGATTGACGAAATTCGCACAAGCAATGCCTGACTATTGCAAACGCGAAGACCCTGTAGATGCATATCGTATCTACTATCTAAATGAGAAACGTTCATTTGCTAAATGGACAAATCGTGATGAACCTGATTGGTGGAAGGAGTGTGCATAATGATTGACCGCCGTAAAAAGAAAGTTGCTGAAGACCTGTTCGAAGGTGACTATGATAACCGTGACGTTCTGTATTGGAATGACACAAAAGATTATTTCGATGAGATTGGTGTTACCGATACTTATCAAGAAACAGTAGGATATGATAATGACTGGAATTGATTATAGTTATGACAGTGTGGTAGGCACACTGCGGGAAAATATTGTTCGTCTGTCTTTCATCAAAGTGAAAGATGGTCAGGTTCGCAACATGCGAGCAACTCTGGATAGTAAATTTATCCCCGAAGAAAAAATGCCCAAGACTGATGCAAACGTAAAGACCGAAAAGAACCAGATTGCGGTTCGGGTCTATGATTTAGATATTGAGGATTGGCGTTCTTTTCGTGTAGATTCTTTGCAAACATTCGACACTATATAGTGTATGGCAAAAAGAAAACTCACTGCGGAACAAAAGAAGGCGGCGAGCGAGCGTCTTGCGAAAGCAAGAGCTGTTCGTGGTCATGATGGTCGGATGGGTGTTCACGAAAGTATTCGTGATTATTCCGAAGACCATTATATTCATTGGAAGAAAGTAAAACAATGGATTAAATCCTGTGAGTTGGAACTTAAAGGTCTACGTCATCTCAAGAAATCTACAGCGTGGAGAGAGAGGGCGGAATACAAAGACCTTGAGGTCTATATCTACAACATGAAGAAATATCTTACTACTGGTGTCTGGATGGATTTTCGTTATGGTGAAGACCGTGAGGGTGTAATCAAATATCGTTGTCTTGCAAAGGCATATGATAAAGAAGGTGAAGTGAAACGCACAGTCGGTGTCTGGTATGATGATGTCGGTATGTGGACACAGGAGTTAGAAGAAGAATTTGAAAGTTGATTTAATTATCGGTGGAACGGATTCCAGTGAAGAGGAATCCAACTTCATGAGTAAAAAGAAATTTACTCGTATGGTTGAGGACACCGTGAAAAAGAAGTCCTTGACATATATGGATGCGGTTGTCCACCTATGTGACGACAATCAATTAGAGATTGAAGATGTTAAGAAATATATCGCGACATCTATCAAAGAGAAAATTGAGATGGAAGCAATGAATCTTAATTATCTCGATAAACGGGAAACCTTACCCAATGATTAATTATAAATAAAGGTATTGACAAACTTATTATATTATGATACAATTAATACACACAATACGCAAATATACGGAGAATACATATGTCTTTTGCAAATCTAAAATCTAATCGAACAGACGTTTCCAAACTCGCACAAGCAGCAGCGGAAATCTCTGGTCAAAAACAAACCACCAACAAATATGAAGATACACGTTTCTGGAAACCTACTGTTGATGAAGCAGGGAATGGTTTTGCACAGGTTCGTTTCCTTCCTGCCGCTGAAGGTCAAGAACTTCCGTGGGTTCGTTACTTCGACCACTTCTTCAAAGGCCCGACTGGTCAATGGTATGTTGAGAAGTCCTTGACTACTCTGGGTAACAATGACCCTGTGAGTGAACACAACTCGCGCCTTTGGAACTCTGGTATTGATGAGGACAAAGAGATTGCTCGTAAACAGAAACGCCGTTTGCATTATGTCGCAAACATTCTGGTTGTGAGTGACCCGTCCAATCCGACCAATGAGGGTAAAGTATTCCTCTATGACTTCGGTAAGAAAATCTTTGACAAGATTATGGATGTGATGCAACCACAGTTCCCAGGCGAAGAACCAGTCAACCCGTTTGACTTCTGGACTGGCGCAGACTTCCAGTTGAAGATTCGTAACGTTGCGGGTTATCGTAACTACGACAAGTCGGAGTTCAAATCACCTTCTGCATTGTTTGAATCAGATGAGACCAAACTTGAAGCGACCTACAACCAACTACATGATGTCAGTGAGTTCGCTGACCCCAAGACTTACAAGTCTTATGAAGAGTTGAAGAGTCGTTTGGAAGTTGTTCTGGGTCAGTCAACCGGCGCTGGTTCGACTGTAAAGAATGAGTCTCTCGCACAAACCGCAGAGGCAGTATCACCAAAAGTAGTAGAACCGCAAGTGATTGCGTCTGCGCCTGAACCTGTAGTCACGGAGACTGTAGACGGTGATGAGGATGATACACTATCATACTTCGCGAAACTTGCTGCAGAAGACTAGGATTCATTCTCCTATGGATGATGGGAAGGGGAGACTTCGGTCTCCCTTTTTTATTAGAAAGATGCCGCTTCTCTGTCTAGGTCATCAGTTGCGGGAGTCGGGTCAGTAAAGACTGCGGTATTACTACTCATATTAGTAGTTGTCGGTGCGTTTACAGTGTTTACTGCCATTGCAGCCTTTTTAGCATCATTTGCCTCTTTATTCGCCCGCATTCTTTCAATGTTCGCTTGTCTTATTCTTGCCTGTTCTTGTGTCGCGACAACCCTCTCAACATTTTGTGGCGCAGCGATTGGAGGTTCAGGTTCTTCTTCGCCTGTCTCCCCTTGTTCAGTAGGTAATGTTGTTTCAGCACTACCTTCACCCGTTTTCAATACTTTACTAAATGTTTTCTGGAATGCTTCGATTGGACTATCGCCGCCTGGCAGAACAGCGCCCAATGCTGCAGCACCACCCGCCAAAACTGCTGGCCCAAATAATAGAAGTCGTTTCACATAAACCATCATTGACTTAAACATCTGTGACAGACCAGCACTAAACCCATCCTCAAATCCACTGAATAGATTTTTAAGAACATCATTAAATACACGGGCAACACCCATGAATGTATCTTTAATCATATCAGCAAAACTGAAACCAGATAATGCCGCTTGGACATTCTCAAATCCAAGTTTACCCGCAATAAATCCAATCGCAGATTTTACTAGGTCAAGAGGCATACCAATCAGTCCAGATAGAACACCGCCGATTGCACCAAGAATACCACCTAAAACCCCTTCTTGTTGATACCCTGAAATTGCACCCTTGATACCATCGATAATACTCATTATTAAAGTAAGAGGTGCAAAGATTACTCGACCCAGTGTCTTGAATACTGTAAATATCGGAGACAATGCGCCACGCAATGCACTAAAAGTTTTTCCAATAGTCTGGAAAACTTGAGTGGTAGAATTGACACCACTCTTAATAGTATTACCAATCCCTTTCAGTGCAGAACCAACTTCTTTGAAACTATCAGCGAATACACTTGTAATTGGTTTGAAGAGATTACCAAATTTAAGTATTGACTTGACAAAGTTTGATGTAGTGGTTACTGGTTTACCATCAATACCTAGTCCAAATAATCGAAACATACCACCTTGAATAGTCTTGAAAAACCCCGTGGCACTAACAAACGGACTTCTTACCGCTCTCAAGAATCTTGCGAACTTCGATGCAGATGGGTCTAACTTTCCATTTGGTAACAGACCTATGAGTCTAAACACACCACCTCTAATTTGTCGTGTAAGGTTTGTTATCGCCTTACCAATTCTATTACCAGTCAAATTATCAAAGGTTCTACCAAGTGCAGCAAGGTATTTACCTAGACCTACCGCGATACCTGTTGCAAGACCAGAGATTGCTGCAGTAACAATACCCAGAAAACCTAGAAGACCAAACCCCAATGCATCTTTCGCACCGGCGGCCGCATCACTAAAGTTCTCTTTAGTGGGTTTGGGGCCAGATACCTTCTCTCGTGCTTCTTCGAGTTTGTCGAGTTTACTAGATTTTTGTGCCTGAAAAAATTGTCCAAAAGATTTATTCAGAGTGGCGAGTTGCTCAATCTGTTTTTTATCTCTCTTTTCACTTTCTGCGCCTTCTTCCTGAACCGCTTCGGTGAGGTGTGCTATGGTTACTTCTGCCATTTTTAGAACCCGTTATTATTTTCTTTCATTTTTTCTTCTTGTTCTTTTAACCACTCTTCCAGTAATACTAGATAAATCTCCCTCTCCCACGGCATCATATGTTCAATATCATGTAATGAATAATTAAAATGTTGCATCAGCGCGAAGTTGGTCTTGAAATGATTGACCAAATTATCATGCGAGAGGCATACTAAAAAAAATCTTGAAGACCCTCCAGTGTTACTTTATTCTGATGACCACACTCACAGGTGAACTCAACCTCTTTTCTCATGACGGGAACAGTCTGAAGAAATTTGCCAATCTTTTCGAACTGAGTGTTGGTCATGGATTCAATAAAATCATTCAATTCTTTTTTACTTACTTCATTGGCCAAATGTTTTTCATCATCGGTCAGAATTGCTACAACACAATCTTCTAACATTTGAAATCCAAACTCTGCCTCACTGATACCCTCTTTGAAGTTTTTTACAAAACCATCATAGGTTGGATATCTCATCTCAACATAGATATCATCTGTCAACTGAATCACGGGGTCTACATCGGTCTTCTCAATCTTGACCGTAGTTAAATCAACCAAAACTTCGGTAGACTTATCACAGTCTATTGCATCACACTTCATTATCAGTGTAGATGTCTCACCAACAGACTTACTACGAATTTGAGTGAACATATACTCAACATCAAATGTTGTTAGTTCTGTTGATTTAATATCATCATTCACACATGCGATAACAGTATCCATCATCGCTCTCATTGCCTGTTTTTGGTCTTGCGACTCAAAAGCAGAGAGAAGAACTTTCTCCTCTTTGACCAAGTATGGTCTAAATGTGACAATCTTATCAGTTGATGGAATCACCATCTCGTATTTTAGATTGTCGTTTAGTTTAGGTAACGCCATTATTTACTCCACAATTATAAGAATTTCCTAATCAATTCACCAGCAAGACCTTCGATAAATCCACCGCCGCCGGCATCTCCGCCTTCACTTCTCCAGTTCTTATAAGATAACTGAACGTCTAGTTGAAGGTTCTGGCCATCATCACTCAACTCAATTGCATTCAATGTAGTTGGGTATGCTTTATCTAGTATACAAGTATAAGCAATCTTATCACCTGTAAGTAGATTTAAGTCAATCTCGCCTTGCGCCAAATCAAGAGGCCCAATACGAGGTAAACGATTCGCAATAGAACTTGGTAGTTTACCTGAATCAAAAATCTTTTTCTTTTTCAATGGAAATGCGACACCCTTTTTTATCTGTTGAATCACGACAGGGTGTGTATAGTCATTGTAGTATCCTACTTCTAGTGTCTCTTGATTTACTGCAAGATTTTGCCATGCCTCAAAGTATGTTCTGACTTTATAGTCATTCATGACATGAAAGGATAGAGATATATCATCCACTGCATATCCATATGCAACTTTGGTTGTCTGTAAACCAATCTGTTTCTCTGTAGAGAGGACTTGTCTGCCAGGCATTGATGCGGCTCTACACAACAAATTCATCTCTCTTGCTTCACCAGAGATAGGCGGAAGGAAAATCTTATAAAGATTTCCCATTGCAAAACCACCAGCTTTACCTACCTGTGATTTGAAATCATCGATACGAGTTGTCATTAACCTTTACCTATCATCTGTCTTGAATCGTAGAATACTTTTTGTGAGTTTGACTTACGGAAGTCTGCGGTTGGAAGAAAGGTTGCAATCTCCCATTCGGGTGCAGGGACTTCTGCAAATTTACTCGAAACGTGTTTATTCAAGTAGTGTTTGAAACATGGTTTATAATATCTCAGCTTTGAAATACTTTGTAATTTACTATATGTTATTGCGAACTTTGCATCATCAGATGTCTTACTAGTCGCGGTTTCCATTAATGAGTCTAACATCTTTGCACGAAGAATTGGTGGGAGATAATGAAGGTTCAATCCATAGAATCCACCTTCCGCAGGCCCGACTACGACAACCAATGGAAATACATCATAATATGGTAGTTTGTCTTTGGTCTTCGGGTCATAGAAGAACATCTGCATCGAACCGACCACGCCACGTTGCGCTCTTCGTTTGAGCGGTTCTTCTTTCATCAACTCATTACGGTTGATTGAACGAAGATTCGATGCTTTCTTCCGAAACCAATCACGACTTTCTTTGGTGCGTGGCGTCACCCCAGCGCGGAATGCCTGTAGTTCCAGTCTGTTGAAGATATTACTCATGTTTCTATTTATACTTATTTTTTACGTTTTTGGAAAGGTTTTAATGGTTTTGTTGATTTGGGAATAAGACTCTTCAATGGTTCGTTCTTCTCCGTCCATATCTGGAAGTGCCAACCTCTATCTTTTGCGAACTCATTTGCTGCTTGCCATTTGTTCATGTTCTTGACATAAGTAAAACTTTCACTCAAAAACCTTTTTGTTCTCCTTGAACCTGTAGGGGGTTGAGTCTGTGCATCTGGTTTTATCTCAATCAGATAGGTCTTTCCATTGTCCATCTTGAGTTTTAGGTCTACAAAGTAACGATGCCACCTCTTATCGACTTCATATAAGTATTGTATTACAACTTCTTCGGATGACCATTCAACCACACTAGGATTATCATCACACCACTTGAATGCATGTTTCTCCCATAGGGAACGGTAGACCACATTGGTGTGGTCACCTTTATATTTCGTTGGGTTTTTTACCCGATATCTACCAGAATATGCCATATAAATAAAAAAATGATTAGAGGAATATCTCAAACAGTTCTAGACAAGTATGGTGCGTATACAGATTCTCATAAGTTATATATGCCTTATATAGGAGAAGGTTTTACCCAAGAGAGAAACTTATCAGATGATACTAAAGTATGGCGACACAAGGCAGACAGAATACTACAATTATATGGAAGTAGTATATTCGATAGGGGTGGTGAAGAACTGATAATTGTTGAGGGTGAAATTGA